CCCGTAACAGTTAGACGCTCAGGATCCGTTAGAGACGTTGTAACGTAGGTATCATCTAATATATTCTCAAATCCGTGATTGTATAATAAAGGACCATAAGCGTGTGAGAAAATATTAGCTCCATCCTGCATTTGAATATCAGGACTCAAACGATGCCAGTAGAAACTTTCCTTATAGATGTTGAAAAGCCTATGAAGATCTCTGCCGAATTCGAAGTTGTAGTAATCACTGGTGCCGTTTGGGAAAGTATATCCGGCACTTCCATCATTGGTTGCACTTGTCGCATAGGACAAGGTAACGCCGCTAGTCCAAGAAACTATTTTATCCTCAGTAGCTGATAATGAGCTAGCTGCTGCATTAGAATTCTGTAAAGTAATTAAATCTTGTTGAAGAGCATCAATACCAACCTGAAGCTCTGCTCTCAAATACTTCTCCCTTTCAGAAACTCTGTGCATAGCGGCATAAATGCCAGGAAGCTGACCTCTATCCGTTGTCCTATCTGTGTTAGCCTGGAAATTAGCGTTAAGACCTCTTGTAACTTGAGTATTACTTACATCATATTCATAATATGAATTGTTTGAACTTAGGTTCTCACACTGAGACCATATGTTAGGGAGATTAATATGATCTGTAACCGGAGCATATGTTAATGAACTAGGTATCAACCCTAACGGAATCCCACTAAGCCCAGAAGCCATATCAAACCCAACAGGCATATTAAAGCCAGTCCTGTCGTAGTAGCCGTTAAAAGGCATTATCTTTTCATAAGACCTTCTTCTGGACGTATTCCTAGGAACACTACCGATGCTAGAGACGTTAACTAATTCAGGGGATACTAAAGATTGAGTAGCAGACTTTCCAATTACATTGCCTCCTGTGTTTATACCTCTCTTATAAGTGTTAAGATATATGCCGGATGCAAAAGTATTGTTACCAGCGGCAACATCAATCTCCTCCCTATCCAGGTAGACATGGGGAAGACAACTACCTTCAATACTTAGAGTTTCAGGAGGCCCCGAAACCTCTAAGGATACCAAAGGTATAGAGTGTGCAGGAGCCATCTTGTTGATAGACTGAGCAACAAAGTCTAAAGCGTCTCCATTACCTATTTCATCTAAACCATTCTTAGTGAAATCAAACTCGCTAGCCTGTAGAACTAGTTTAAAGTGAGACGACTTACCAGACCATAACGAAGCGTAATCGAATCTATTGTCATTCAGATTTCTAATTAAATTATCTAAGTTTGGAGGAGAGTTATAGCCTGAAGTAAAAATTAACCAAGAACCTGTTCTTGGTTCGTCATCGTCTGTTATCGCATTAGAAGTGATATAAGAGCTAACGTCTATGGCAAATTGCTGACGGACTCCAAAACAAGCCAAGCGATCCGCTATGAAGGTAATCTGGGGATCTCCTAGCTCAGTATTTACGTAGTAAGGATACTCCTCAAAGGGAGGAATTGGATACTCTCTCCCTCTGTAATTGAAGACAGGGACTTCATTTGTTAACCACTCCGTAAGTGGGAATTGATCTGGGAATTGCCTGACTGTATCTAAAATAATCTTATCCACCGCAAGACGAATATTATCATCCATGCTGGAGGTAGAATACTTTTCGATCCCCATCTCTGAGGCTATACTTGGAGTCCAGCTTTGAAAGCTCCTGAAGTATTCCGACTCTGTTGCCAAGGCATAGTATATTAAATAAGGAATGTAGGATTCCCACAACTCAGTTATCCTCCCTTCGATAGGGAATTGATCTTTAGGGAAGACAGTATTAATAGTGCTCTGAACTGATTTTTTAGTACCTACGGATTTGTAAATAGAGACAGCATTCCTAAGCTGAAGACGCCATCTAGAAGGATCATTTCCGAATAAGTCCCACCCAATTAACTGAGCTATTAGTGGGAGGTAATCATCAGGACAATCATCAATATCATAGAGAGTTGATATCTCTTCTGTGTCGTTATTAATATCAAACGCAAAGAATGATAAAGCCCTGATAAGCCTTGCAAAAGGACCGCTTTCAACTTTTTCAGAAGACTTAAGATTGCTGTCTATGTATGTTTCAAACTTATCTTTTACCCTAAAGTCTGAACCATCCGCGAACAATGGAGAATAAATTACATCATTCCATGTTTTAAGTTTTTCTAATTGCTGAGTTCCGCTAAGGTCAGATCGGGTTCCACTTGCAAATGTGGCAGAAGGATAATACGAAGTTAAATTATTTCTCCAAACATACTCAGATAACCCTTTAATACCGTCACTAAGATTTACAGGAGTTCCTGAGTAGAGATTTTTAACTATTAAATCTTTTACATAAGAAGAAGGGTCGTAAGTTGAGCCTGATGTATTAAGGAAATACATCCACGAAAGATTCGCTATGAGATAGTTATGTATTGCAGAAGAATCGCCAATGCTAGAAAATAAAGAAGAATCAGGATTGTTTAGATTAATAGCAGAAATAACAGTATCCTGAACATACGTAGAAAATTGAGTTTCATTTTCAAAGTCTTTGAACTTTTTGTCAAAGTAGGATAGAATGTTATCTTCAAAACTCTGTGTGGTAATATTCGTTAGGTTATTTTGTTTTACAAAATAAGGAGTTATGCCTTCTAAGGTATTTATAGAACTGAATGCAGAATTGCTTACGGCGCTTACGTTTAGGATAGACGAGAAGTTATCAGCAATGTCTATGTGACTGTTAATAATTGTATCAATTAAATCGTCTTCTTTAGGAGTTTCAGATATATCATCCTCATAAAGGTATGCAGGGAGAATATACTTTAAAGCCTTAAAGTAATTTCTCTTAAAGAAGTTAGGATTTCTTAAATAAGCCTTACTGGACATTACACATACTCTGTTCGAATGGCTAAGTTATTTAATTGAATTATCTCATTAAATCCAACTTTAATGGGTTTATCAACATTGGTAACTTCTGCATACCTGATATTAGTTTCGTCACTCAATAGAACTCTAATTAAATCCTGTGGTACAAACGGCTCTTGGAAATCAGTGTTATCAATATTCATGTAGTTTAGAATAGATCTACGGGCTGATTGAATAAGCTGGCCTTCACTCCTCCTAAACTTCTCATCTAATGTTATAGTGACGACAAGGTCTAAAGTCCTTATCAGACCATCTACAACTACAACCTCATCGGTTAACATCTTCTTCGACTCCATGGCCTCTAGAAGCTGTCTCTTGTATTCCTGAGTCGCTCTCCTAAGTTGACTATTAGAAGCTCTCTCTAACACAAACAAATCAATTATGTTAGCAGAAGAGAATGCTCTCCGTACTGTCGCCGTAGCTTTGCCAGTAGATCCATAGTTGGAAGCAAAAGAGTTTGCGAATGCTTTAAAGTCTTGTAGGGTTACAAGACGATTCTGAGTTCTAAAGTATAACGGAGCATATCTTTTTGCTTGAGCCACAGACTCGGCGTCTCGACCACCCGTCGCCTGACTAGTATTCTCAATAGTTAAAGTCACCTCCTCAGAAGTTGCTCCTTGAGAAGTGCCCTCAGATTGAGCATTAATAACACTATTTGCTATATTGCCTCGTGTACCACCACCGACACGATAGGTTACAACATAGTTATCACCTATTGAAGGGGATCTACCAATCGTGTCGTCACCAAACAAAATAGAAGCCCTAAACTGCTCATCAGTAGTTACTTGGAAAACTTTATCACCCTGACCGGATGCAAAGTAAATGTTATCTTCCTCTTTGTAAATACCTTCAGTTGTAGAATCTCCTGTTAGGTATACCTGAGCACTCTTTTCAACATAAGGGAATTGTGAAAGATTTATTGTTTTTATTGCTTCTGGTGACGCGAATGTTCCTGTCTCAACAACTAAAGCACCTTCAAGTAGCACAGCGTCTGTAACAGTAACCGTACCTCCTGAAGAGCTAACACTAAAATCTAAGTCTTCGCTTGCATCAGTAAGATCTACAGTTCCGTTGTTGTTAACTTTATACAGTGTATAGGTCAACGTACCACCGTCTTCAGGGGAAGTAATGGTAACTACTCGATTAGCTGCGGGGATAGTTAAAGAAGAAGGACTTGCTTCAGTATTAGTTGTATAAGTGATTGAAGCATTAGCAGCAGCAGATATAGGACCCTTTAATCTGACGCCAATAATTTCTAATAACCTCTTAACACTATCACGACTTCTAGCTGTTCCTATGTAATTCTCATTAGCAAGATAATCAGATTTATTAGACTGGATGTGTCCGACTGCCGCCATCATCTCCAACAGGAGAACACCAAAGTCTGAGCTTTCAAAATTGTTGTAGTCTAAAGGAAAGTTAGCTCTTACATACTTAATTAATGTTTGACGCAGTGTTTCAAAGTCGGAGGCGCTGTAATCAATAAGCTTTTGCTTATTATCAAGCTCTGAAGGTAATAACTTTAAAAAGTCCGAATCAACTGTTCCTGAAAAAACTACCATTATACTCTAACTCCGATGTTGAAGGCACTGGAAATAGCATCCCTAACAGAACAGTAAAGATTAACCTTTAATTGACCACTTCTAGTTTCAAAGACTTGAATCTTTCCGACTGAAACTGTGCTAAGGTATCTACGTATTGATGTTACAACCTCCTCTTTTATCAAGGAAAAAGTAACCTCATCTAGGGGCTCCATTAAAAACTTTCTAAGGTTACAACCATAATCTGGCCTCATAAATCTCTCACCTCTCTCAGTCTTTATTAAAGAAGAAAGATTTGATTTAACTAAATCTAAATTAGTGGATTTACTAAAATATCCATTCTTAGGGTTTTTTGGTATGGGGTAGTTAAGCCCTTGCAATCTTGGATCTTTTAATACTGTAGCTTTCTGAATTACAGAAGGAGCTACTGTGCCGTAAGTTGTAACGTTATTTGAGATAGCCATTTTAAGTTGTCTTGAATACTATTCCTGCACTAGAACCATCTACGGAGTCTGGATCTGTTACACTATTTATACCACTAAGGGGTTCATACCAAGCCACCCAATCGTCAACATTATCACTAATCAGGAACGTAGGAGGATTCTGATTAATTTTCATATTTGTGATAGTAATATCTTCAGGTCTATTTGTTGGTTGATTAGGGTGCTGAGTGCTAAGTCTTGTAGCAGACAACCCAATAATACAGGAAGACATTTGAAGAGATGAAGCTTCGTTAGCACTAGGAGATATGTTAATATTTGTTAAATTAATATTTTCATGGAATCCACCCGGAGGAATCTGGGATGCTGCTGGGCCTCCGGGTCTTAACATGTTACCCCATCTAAATATACTGTGATACACAGGATGGTCTTGACCTCCACGTATATCAATGTCTGAAATTAGAGCATTAACATTACCCCTCACAAAAGGATCAGATACATTCTCAGAACTATAGAATGTAAATATACCTTGTCTCCCAAACGAGTTAGTCGTCGGGTTCGACTTGGTGTCGGGAGCATTGTAACACAAAACATCAGTATCCTTCACCACACTCCAGTAAGCACTGCTGGCACTATTAGTGAATGAGAAGAATGGAGTTGTTCTCATACACCCTAACATATTATTCCTGAATAAAACTTCATTGTTCCAATTACTGCCAAAAGGGTTAATCTGGTCATCCCCACAAACCTGAACTGAATTCTTAACGCTAATTCTATCTCCTGTTTTTGAGCTTCCCCCCTTAAGACCATCAGCATTAAACGACCAAGGTATTAGTGCTTTGCAGTGATTGAAAGTATCCACTAAGTTTCTACCGATTGCAAAGAATCCCCAATTCGTTATAGTGATTCCCTCCAGGGTCATATTAGGAAGTCCAACATTGTTTCTATATGTCGAAGCATACTCGTTCATGGATGACCATGACGTTCCTAAAGGGCCGTAGAAACTCGGAGCTTCTTCATATAAACTCTTTACACCTTGTTGAGTGTCTTGGTCAAATAAGAACGATCTAGGGTATAGCTCGCCTGGGGAGAATACCCCTCTACCTATAACCTTACTGTTGTGAGCACTAGCACAATCAAACCCACCAATAATGTATGCGTTAGCGTCTATGTAGAACGTAGAGTTAGATGATATAGGTAATCCAGCACTAACATAGTGAATACCTGGACCGAAGTAAGTTCCTGGCTGTAGACTACTGAATACTGTAGGGTTCCCTGGAGATGCCCAATTAATTGTAGTGTACGCATCTGACGGGCTAGATGTTAGGTTGGGTGTAGTTTGAGGATTAGCAGCGTCAGGATCAATTTCTAGGTGGTCTAACCTATTCTCCCCAGCGTAGCTTTGAAGGCCAGCAGGTATCGGAGGTTTGAACGGATCTCCAAACAAGAATAAAGGAGTGCTTGGTGAAAAGTTAGAGTCACTGAACTCTAACCATAACTTGTCTCCAATATAAACTTCTCCCTCATACGTATTATCTTCAGAATTGAATGTGAAAGATCTAGTTTTATTACTTCTTTTAGGGAATACATAAAGTGAAGTACTTTCAGCAAGATCTGGTAAGCCATCAGTTGAGCGTATCCTAATTTTAGCAACACCACTCAATCCAAAAGTTGTAAAGTTCATAGTAGGATGAGAACCATGAGGGCACCAGTAACCACTAAGACTTTCGTAAATCCCTCCGGGCCTTACTGCGTTTGTTAGCTGTCTAGGGTTCCCGACTCCAGAGGCTTGAAACACAAAACTAGAAAGCCAGCTTGAAGACTCAGCATCATAAACGTCAACTTCAAAGTAAGGAGACTTTAAAGAAGATAAGCTCCCTGGCATGTATTCAGGACTTCCACTTACTTCAGATGAATAAACCTCAACAGCACTTAACGAAGACGACTGAAACGATATCTCATTAAGGAAAGAGTCACTAACAATTTTAAAATTAGAGTTCGTCTCCCCTTCTCGATAAATCCACATCAAACACTTTTTCAGTTGAGCGCATAATTCAGAATAGAAGTTATCGTAATAGGTTGAAAAATGTGAACCACTATCGGCGCTCCCATAAATGGAATCCCCATACTGATAAGTCCTTGTTGAAGAAAAATCAGTGATACCATTAGTCGTTGGATTTCTCTTTACATAACGATAAGTATCATCTATATCGCTAATCAGATCTATTAACTCTTCACGTTCATAGTGAGGTATCGGGTTAGGGTCGTATACACTATTCCTTAACTCGGCATACCCAACTGAGTTTGAGTCATAATCAATAATAAATTTAGATAATGACTTTAGGAATTCATTCCTGATAGTCATTGTTTTATTTATAACTTGCCACTCATCGCCTCCTGTAGAGAAAGTGTATGAGGAAATTGCAGGAAAGTAGTCTCCAAAGTTGTATAATATTCTTAGATTCTCTTCTAAATTATTCCTATGAAGAGAGGAGGTCATTAAATTATACTCAACGGAGTCATTGTATTCAGAACTATAAGGGGCTCTAAATGTTTTAGAACCTTCACCAGTCTTACCTATAACTGCCTTGAGTGAATCTCCAGAGTTAACATAAAAATCTTTTAAGTGCTCCCAATCAGTTTTATTTGCAGAGACATAAACGTTGTCCTTAAAAGATTCTAATTCTACAGGAACGCCTGAGAAAAACCCTGCTGATGCATTTGTTGGGTCAGCAGATTTAGTTTTTAGTCTACCATACTTCGTTAACTGTTTTCTATTATACCAATTAACACTGGAAGCTTCGGAGAGCACAGAGCTTGCAAGATTTAAATCTTTATATTGACCATCCCAATAGATATTTCCAAACTTTTCTCTAGACTTTCCAAAACTAAAGACACTATCTACAATACCAATATCATTAAAATACCCAACTGAGCTTGAGTTAAGTAAATCTACAGTAGAATTAAAGTTCTGACCCAACTCAGGGTCGTAGGCTGCATAGACCATAAATGGTTTAGATATACCACCCACTGCTGCACCACTAATTGCTCCATTTAAGTATCTCTTAAAAGCATAATCATTATTTGCAATGAAAGGCACTGATACAAAATCAATTATACCGGAGAAATCTTGAATGTCTCTAATTTCGTAAGACCCACTAGGTCCAATCCCTTTACCATTGTCCAAATAACCTGTGTCGTTGAATATGTTGATACCGTTCTTAAAAGAAATAGTATACTTAATGTCCGTTGAAGATAAGCTTTGATTTAAAGTATTGTGTGACGATAACACTAAGTTTTTATATGTTGGCATCACTGGTTTATTACACAAATCAAAACACCACATTGATTGGTAAGAAGAGACAGACTCTGCTAACGCTTCTAAGTAAGGTGTGGACGAAGCTTGTACAAAACTATTAGCTCCTCCCCAAGATCCAACTCTAGCTAGGAAAGGATTTCTAGGATGCTCAACGGCTAACTCTCTACCGAGATCAGGCTGCGTCCAATCTTCTTGTTCAGTGTATTTCTCATCTTCGCTGTATAGTGTAGCGTCACTATAATCAGCATCCCACAGTATAAACTGAACTCTAATTTTATGACGGTCACAGATAGTAAGAAAACTTTTTACATTTTTTAAATAATTGTCAGGATCGTGCTCATAAGCTGCGAAGCTTAATGGAGTTCTAACACAATTGATTCCTAACTTTTTAAGATTCTTTACAGAGTCTTCGTGATCACTTTCATTGTAGTAGTGCCATATTGAAGCACTGTTGGCACCTGTGAATATCTCTTTACCTAACCTAGCCATAGTAAGTAAAAGAGAAACGCCCTCCAAAAGAGTAATTTTACCGTCAACCACCGCAGCATTAATTAAGCTATAAGCACTTTCGTAATCTAATCTTGGGAGATATCCAGACTTCTCCCATTCAGTCTTCATACTAGGGAGGTAATAAACGCCCCTAGCATTAGAGAAGTATTGAACAGAGTTAGCAGGGATATCTGGATTGATTTTAGGCATTACGGTATTTCAAGAGGTTCCCAAAGTGAGTTCGGAACTTCAACATTATCAAAGAAGTTCTGAGTTGCTTTATAGTTATTTAGTACTTCAGCATCACTAAGCGGCTTTGAATAGAATCTAGTGCAACCTAAGTAACCTCGAAGACCACTAACCTTACCACCATACTCACCACCCATGAAGTTACCGCCAGAGAAGCCGTCAGTATATCCACCTCCGAGAATCCAAGGAGTGAAATAAGTATCGAGCGAAGGACCACCAGAATACTCAAAAGAATTGTTTTGTTTAATTGAAGGAGCCTTGTATGTCTCCCCTATGCGTGTGGTTCCGAAAGTGTTTTGGTAACTCGATGTAGAAAGTTTAACACCATCAAGGTATACTCTAACCTGATCTTTTTGTGGGTCAATGGCTACAGACAACTGAGCAAATGAATTTCCACAAGAGGATAATGATTTACCGTTTAATGTTTCAAACACAGGAACTGCCATCCCGTAATACGAGTCTTTATTACAGTTAACTTGCCTGTTGGCAATGAAGCCTGCACTAGAAGAATCGTAAGACTGTGTCGGAGCAAGGACTAAGACAAGATCATCAACAGAGTTATCCACTTCGTTATTGCTAGGATCGAGGCCAAGAGTAAATCTCCTATCTCTAGTAAACCCTAAGATGGCACCCCTCACTAATCCTGTCCCAGAGTCTAACCGCATGTTGTTAATATCTGCCTGAGGACTTCTAGAGTCAGAGATACCTACGTTCTCATTTGCAAGTATAAGCCTGTATAATCCAAGAGTGCTGTTATCGTGAAGGTTATAGCCGGTAGTAACACCGTCTAAATCAGGCATATGAATCCAAGTTTCAAATGTGCCGCCCGCTGTGTTGTAGAGGAAATCTTGAAACTCCCTGGTTTCAGGAAGCTTGACGTAGCTTCCCATAGATTCGATCTCAGACGACCCTGAGGCCGGGAAAGCAACTCCACTAAGGAAAGGTATA